CGCCTAAGTTCGTGCACAAGTTTTTTAGTCTGGATAAACGAGCCTCACCGTCTGACAACGTTTTGCCATGCAAATCAAACCATTCCTGCACATAAAAACTTAATGCGGGTAAATCGCTTGATTCCAAAACTTGTACAGAATCAACCGAACTTGTCGTTTGTTCTTTGGCTTGATTGTAAAAACGTAGCGCATCGCCTTTGGTTAAAAACCATTTGCGCGAACGCTTGCCGTTTACATAAACTTCCGCAAGCCATTTACCGTTTTTTGTGTCTTTACGAACTGCCATTTAGACCAACTACGTTACTTTTCCCTACAACAAGTTCAAATAACTTAGTTGTATTTGGATATATATTTTTATATTCATTATTAATTAAATTTACTAACCCATACCTTCCGATTCCATAATGTTCTTCTATTAAACTTGTTGCACTATTTATATATTTTAATAAAGAACCCAAAATGGTATCAATTTCTTGTTTATTAGATTTATCAAACATATATAAAGTGGATAAACTATGTTCTATATCCCAAAAAATTTTTAATTGGATTGCGTTATATTCTTTTATTTCATCAATAGACTGAAATTTTTTAGATGGAAGTAAGACGGCATGAGTGTCAAAATCAATGATATTTTTAGCAACTTTGCTTTTTAAATCGGGGGTTTTCTGCTTTTTCCAAGACATTACCCCAACAGCTGTAAAACACATTATTATTAACGTACTTAATGAACTAATCCAATCCGTAACTTTAGAATCCAACCCTTTAACCAAAGATTTCCAATCAGTAAAACCGATACCAACTAATAAGCCAATAATAAGTCCTAAAAGTAATCCTACATAGATTTGCCAGTGTTCTTTTAATGCGGTAAATAGATGTCTCATTACATTAAATAGATGTCTCATTACGGTAAATCCTCCCCTCCGTTAGGATATTTACAACGTCCTAAACGATTTAACGCCATTTTCCAACCTTTCCAAAAACCGTATTTCTGCAAGGCTAAAATAGCGTAATTTGAACAAGTAGGCGTAAAACGACAAGCACCACGAAGTTCACGCGGTGCTATTCGTTGATAAAACAAAATGAATTGAATGCTAAGCCAAACCATTACACAGGTTTTCTAAATGTGATCACGTAATAATTTACAGGAAATGATTTTTGCCCAAATAGCGCAGCTAAACAGCCTGGTTTTTCTTGTACGCCAATTTCATCTACACGTAAAAACTCCCAGCCATCCTCAGCGTATTCATTGACAACATTTTGCAAATAGTAGGCCGCTGCATTGTGTTTTTCTTTTTTATTCACTTCAATATTTGGTGGAATTTGAACCATTTTATAAGTGTAAGCCATAAGAATTTTCCATTTAAATATTTAATTAAAACTATCTGCAAATTTTCTTAGAACGAGAAACCGATCCATCATTACAAATAAACTTGCCACCGGAACAATGCGAAACACCGCCTTTGCTACCGGAACAAGGTTGGCGGCCACGTGCATCAGCCATGTTTGCAACCATAAAGAAAGCACTTGCAATTAAAACTGTTGAAATTAATTTTTTCATCACATTTTCTCCATTTTAAGAATCACCTTCCCCACCACATCAATATCACTCAATTCACATTCAAAACTGAATTTGCCGCCGTCCACACGGATTTTGCCCGCAGGTAGCACAGTGATATAACGGATAAGATGGGAGTTTTCGACGATGACGAAGTATTCGCCATCCACTAAATTGCCGTAATCGCTAGTCGCAAAGTAGGTGTGATTGTCTTCATCAATACGAAACACTTTGTCATAACTTTCACGGCTGTCTAAATTCGGTAAGTAAGGCAAAAGAAAGGGTTTATTTTCCATTATGAAAGATTTTCCGCTTTCTAGCTTTATTGTATGAAAATATTTCAGGTCGTCTGAATTATCGAAAATCGGCTCATTTCCATAGGCCACATAATCTAATCTTGCTCCCGTTTCTTTCACGCAACGGATCACTAATTCTGCAGGGAAAAAACCGCGTTTAGCCCAGGTGCCAAAGGTACTGTGAGGCATTCCAAGATGTTCGGCTAACAATCTTCTATTCGCAAAACCATACGCTTCCATGATGCGAGAAATAACATCCTTGCCACCGATAAATTCTTTCATTGAGCAGATTGACCTTAATATTTTTATTGACAGGGTCAAATGACCCGAAGTATATTTAAGGGGTCAAATGACCCATATATAATATATACCATTATTTACAGATAAAGGAGTTTAAGCAATGAGCAGTAAAAATGCAATTTGTATAAACATACAGATCGCAACCCCTTACGTCACCGTAAAAAAGTTCCATGAGCAGACAGGACTTTCAGAAAGCAAGATTCGGGACTTAATTGATGAAGGATTTATTCCATCTCAAAAAGACCCGAACAAGAAAAGAGGATCGGTACTAATTAATTTAATGGCACTGGCAAAACAAGCTGCCACACAAGCATAAAAAAAACACACAAAAGTGCGGTTAGTTTCCAAAAGATTTTAGTTATAAGGGGAAGACAATGACTAAATCATCATTCACGTTTTTCTTTCAAGAATATTGCGAGAAACACAATTTAACCAACGAAGAAATTCAAGAAAGATTCGCTATTCTTCAGTATCAGGCAGAAGTCGAGCGAGATACCACTCAAGATCATCAGCAGCTTTCGGCGATTTTTCAGCGACTTCGTCAAGCCGCGCAAGACAAGCACGTTCAAACTCGAGAGCTAAATCAGGGTGCTTGCCAATCACTTCAAAAACCAAAGAAAGAGCATGTTCTTGCCGTGTCTGTTGAGTCATCAGCAGAATTAGCTGTTCTTGAATGTTTTCAAGCGTTTTTTGCATCTGATCGTTCATCTTCTGAAATCCTTAAATTAAGTAATCGTTTATTCAATTTAGGGCAAGCATACAACAAAACAGGTAAATAAAAAAGCGAGGGCGCGGCAATGTATGTGTCTGAAAACGAAAGTGCGGTAGAAAAATGGCATCGTTTAAACGGTGTGCCCATGTCGAAAGCAAGAAATAGTGAAGAAACCTTGCATGAAATGGGCTTGAGTAAATATCCCACTGAACGCGCTTTTAATCATCTTTCCGATGAGCAAAAAGGCATGTTAAAAGCGTTAGCAGATATTGAACCTTTTGAAGATTACATCTCGCCCGATCTGACTGGCGATAAGTTATGGCATTACAACGAAAAAGGGATTGATAAATTAACCAAAGCCTTTCACGCCATGTCAGCACTTCGCACGCCTTTTCCGCGCGCTTTAACCCGTCGTGATTTTTACAATATCGACCCACACACAAGGGGGAAATAATGGCAACGAAAAACCGAACCATTATCAAAAAATATGCTGATCGCTGGCACAAAGAAGCCTGTCATTTATATGCAAAATGGCTCAACGCAAAACGCCAAGGCGATGAAGAATCCGCCGATTATTATTTCAGTAAATATATTACGGCGGGAGACAACTGGATCAACTACACCAAATTTGCCCATTAAGGAAAATCTTATGCAAGAACAAATTATTGAATTATTTGAACGTTGTACCCTTAAGCTGAATGAAAACCACGCTTATATTATGTACAAAATTGAACTCAATGAAAACGGCACTTGTAAGGATTCACATTCCTTGTTGGACAGGCTGATTTACTGTGAATTGATGAGTGAGAAAGTAGAAACTCTTGAAGATATGCGCAACGTGCTACATGCCATGCTTAGTGAAGTAACACGCATCGCCGAAATTCAAGCTACTTATGCGCAGGCATAAATCCTTTTATATCCATATCTATTAAAACTCCTTCTTGCTTTAAAAGACTTAAATGTTCTTTTAAATAGAATTCAGAGTTATTTTCATCAGATTTTTTCCATTCAGTCCAACCAATTATATTAGGAGCATCAATCAATAATATACGAGAATTTTCACTTAAAGTTGCAAATTCTATAAATGCAATACAGCCTAAAATAAGCTGTTCCCAAAGTTCATTTGATAAACACTATAATGATATTGAATTCAATCAACAACTAGTTTTATATGAAATTAGAGAAACCGTTCAACCGGTACTTGATGTCCAGCCCAAACCTCGGATCAATCTTCAGTGGTTATTTAATAAAAAGTATCAAGACAGGTTTAATTAGAGATGAAAGCATTAAAAGGAATCATTATAGGAATTATCCTAGTATTTAGTATAGGGGTAGTTGTCTTCTTAGGGTTGAGTGTATATGCTTATAGCAACTTGAAATATTATTCGGTCTACTATGCACAACAGATGCCTCATAAGGAGGGGACAGAGCCCGACTTAGTCATGCTACTTGAAAATATGGGTTCGATTTATACCCCGAAAATTGAGGGTATTCGCTACGATAATGATGGTAGGAATTTTATTGAAAATTCGACTAACCTAACTGGTAAACCAACAAATTTTGATGAATTTGTTGGTGGTTATGGTTATAGCGATCAAAACGATGTAACCTATAAATTCAATAAAAATTTTGAGCTTGAGTGGGCTATTGACAAGGATTATAAAAAAATTGATCTAGCTACAGTTGATGAAAAAAAAATAAAAG